CGGAGTCATACCCCCATCAAGTGATAATGATGGAGCAGGCCCGTAACGTCCTTTTTTATCCGCTTTGTTTGCGCCTTTGATAGCGCCTACAAATAACTGACCGTACTTACTTAATTGCTGATCGTCTTGTGAGTAAGCAAATACTTGAGCTAAAGCGCCGTATAAATAAATACTAGGATGATTTGTAAGGATTTCGTTAGTTTGGTTATCATCACTTAATGGTGTGGCTTTTCTATAATATTGAATTTCTATTGTATATTCAGAATCAGGGGTTCGATCAAATTGAACCTCATTACCAACAATAGTAAAAAAATTAGGCTTCCCGGTTGATGGCTCTTTAAACATCTGCTCTGGAGCTTGAAACTTCAACTCCCCGCCTGAGTCAGTATCTAGCCTCACACTTCTTGCTGACTCAAAATTATCAGGCAAACTCAAGTATTGACCGGCAGTTAATGCAGTGGATATAATTTCCATGCTGCGAACTGCCAGCACTTCAGCGTCATTTGAATACATAGCATTTTCAGCAAGCGTTATAAAATCAGGTATTTTAGTGCGTAAATCTCCACGGTGAGACCAGTCAATAACTTGTTTAACCAGTTCATCGTAATTAGTTAATGCCATTAGATGCGCCCTTGTTTAGTCCTGAGCTTTGACCATTCGCTAGAATTAATCTTAGCTATCAAAAATGTTTTATTATCATTATGCAAAGGGTTGCAGTTAGACAAACCTTTGGCTTTTAATTCTTCGCGCCACATATCAACAACAATCAAAGGTATAGACGCAACTTTGTGCATATCACCTTGCCAGTTATTACCGCTAGCGTGGCTGTTTATCTCTTGCGTGTTAGCACTAAATATTGCATCAGTATCTTGCCGCTTGCGTATAATGTTTTTACCTCCGTATTGCTGAAAGGTTTCTATTACACCTGTGTGATTATCTATATCAAGAAAGCGCTCAGTCATTTTAAATAGCCTTAACTTTTTTAAATGCCGCGTATTCTTTATCGTTACAAATACACTCTTCACCTTTTTTTACATTACCATCTTTAGCGGTACAAAGGTTTTTTAATGCTATAGCTTTTTTGTTAGTTGCTTTTTTTACTTTCTTTTCTTCAGTCATAAGTTACTCCGAAAAATAGTGGGGAATCCTTTCCCCTTTAGTTACCATTAAGACGATGTGTTATCTGCAATGATACCTGATGCCGCTTCATTCTTAGCTTCTAATGTGTATTCAGAAAGTAATTGAACGCGATCTGAATCACCGTTTTTAGCTAATGGAGTTTCTTGGAAGTTAGCCAAGCTTGATAAACACCACTTATCCATTTCAAGCACATGAACTGAGTTCTGTGGCATGAAACGGTTAGGAACTACAGCAAGTGAGCCAAAGTCACTAACATAAATATCAATAGCTGTATTAACTCGTGTAGAGTCACCATCAACAATACGTTGTGCAGGGCCACTATTGCCGCCACCAACAAAAGCACTCATTGCTTGCTTGTTGAATGAACCAGCCATAATCATATCTGGATTACCACCTTCATCCCAACATGAAGCTAGAACAGCTTTAAGCTTATCTTCAGAGAATGCTGTGTTAGCACCAACAGTTCGAGTATCAGTACCATCACCAGTAGGAGCGGAACCACCAACACCACCAACATAGTTAGTAGCCAACCAAGATTCAATACCAGCTAATTCACGAGCTAAGACTTCAGAGCCAGAAACTTTGGCTTTGTTAGCTAGTAACGCTTTTTCTTGATCACGTTTAAGCTCTTTAGCCATCTTCATAACTTGGTAATCCATCTCATCACCACGACCAGCAGAGTCTACTTGACGCTGTGTGCGTGAAACTTGAGGTGTTTTACTAGAAATCTGAGTGTAATTACCTAAGCGAGTTGTTGGAGTTGATGCAGTAGTCGTTGCATCTGCCCCTTCAATTTGCGCGTTGTTAGCCGCTGCGCTTAAACTATCAGTTTGCCACTCATGGTTAGTAGCTGTTGCTGAATTTTTAGAGATACCACTTACAAAAGGTGTATCCATAGGGCTAATATCATAAATCATATTAGCAAGATCTTCGCGGTTACCAATCGCGTCATAGGTAGAAAATACGTCAGCCATGTTAGGCTCCTTTATTTAGTTGTCGTTTAAGTTGTCGTAGTTTTACAAAATCTTCTTCTCTGCCTGAATTGCGAACTTTAGCTTCTAGTGCTGCAATGTCAGTCGTTAAATTAGATTGAGTTCTTGCTTTTGGTTTTGTACTTACCGGCGCTTTACGGACTTTCTTTTCGATAGCCGCGTTGCTTTTGCTTATTGATTGATATTTAGCTGCATCTAACATTATTTCAAAATGCTTAGCTTCAAAAGTTGATAATTCAGCCTGTCCAAATCCGCGACTTTCTGCATAACTAGTCATTAGGTTTGTATCTTCTGTAAATTTCTTGCTCTGCTTGCCGTTATCCATCCATTCAGGATGATTAGCAAACAAATCAGCGCTAACTTTCGCCATATCCACATTGCTAGTTGGCAACTCTGCTTTAGACTCTGCTAATAGCTTTTTACGGTTACTCATCTTTTCAGTGTGCTCAATGTACTTTTCCGGTTCGTACTCTCGCCATTCCGCCAGCGTTTCAGCGCTCGGTGTATCTTCTTCAATCATCGCGTTTAGTTGCGCGAGTTTGTTATCGAAATCAGATTGCTTTGCGTTAAATTCCACCTTTTCAGCCTCAAATGCTTTTACATTCTCTGCATGATCTTGCGTCTTGCGAGTATAATCAGATTGTCTTAGGTTGCCTTGCTCCCATTCTTCAACGTCACGAAGATTTATTTCACGCCCTTTGTATTCAACGTAAAGATCTTCATCTGTATCAGTCTCAGTTGCTTGGATAACCTCTTCTGCTTCTGACTCTTCAATTTCCTCTGTAATTTCTTCATTAGCCTTCGCCTCTGGTTCTACTACATTATCAATTGGTGCATCTTCCGACACGTTAACGACTTCTGTATTTTCAGGTTGCTCAACTGGTGAGTCCGTAGATTTAGAGTCGATTCTTGCTTTTAGAGCGTCACGCTCTGATATTGCTGGTTGAAATTCAAACATTGTCAGTCCTATTGGTTGTTGACGTTAAATTCTATTAATTAACTGCTTGCCTTTTTCTAATAAACTCAGTGTTTCTTGTGCCTTTTTGCCTTGCTTTACTATGCTTTCAAATTTACCTTGAAACTGCTTCATCAACTGCATTCTTTGCCATAATTCATGGCGTAAACTTTCATCACCTAGTTTTGTATCGTTAAACTGCTCAAACATTGCCGCTTGCATTGCTGTAATAGCCTCGATATAAAGAGGATTGCTTAATAACTCTTCAGCTCTATGCGCTCTACTAATATCTGCTACAGCTTCATTTGTTTCTTGTTGTGGCGACTTCATTATACAGCACTCCCCGGCACATCTGCACCGTATTTTAATTCAAGTTCTGTCAATTGACGCGCCATATTTTCTTGGAACTCTTTATTTTGCTGCGCGAATTCCATCATAAATTGCTGGTTATCATTCTGCTCTTGCAGTAACTTAACTTGATTATCACCTTGAGCTTTAATCAACGTAGCCTGTGCTTTAATCTGCTCACTTTCAGCTAGCGGGTTTTGCATTTGCTGCAACTGCTCTTGTAACTGTAAAACCATTTGGTTTAATTGTTCGTTTTGAGCTTTCAATAACTCGTCAGGCTCTTCAGGATTATTAAAGAATTCGTTTGTTCTTGGCAATCCTAGTCCGTCAGTAATACGGTTTAATGTATTGTAAATATCAACATCATCAACAAGCACTGAGCCTTGCATTTTAAGCTGTTGTTGAATTCCGTAAATACCCTGCAATGCTTCGATTAACCGCTCGTTATCTCCAGCACCTAAGCCAACGTTTGATGATACATAGTGATTGTACTTCCAGCCTTTAGGGTTAACAGTTAACGCCTTACCTAATACTCTAAACTCTGTCGCTGTATCTTGGTAACGCGACACTAACCAAGCAATACCTTCATATAATTTACGAAAGCCTGTCTCTGCATAATTACGCGCAATCAATTCTATCTTAGCTGCACCTGCGTCTTGAATACCACTAAAGCGTGTCGCAGTTTCTTTGCCTATAGCGTCAGCATCTAAGCCTTGAGAGGCCAATAATGTGCCTGACGTTTGCGCTCGCGCTTGATCTACATATTGAATCACTTGTAATGTACGGTCGCCAATATAAGGGATGACTAAAGGCGCAACAGCCTGCGCAGGTAATACGCTAGAATCCTCATCTAAACGAACAATACCGTTAGTCCTAACTGTTAGCATATCATCAAGATCAACATCACCATGAACAACGTTACGCGGATTGTTAACCATGTAAATATTGTCATTCATACCACGAACTAAAGCGGTTTTCTGTAATTGTGTTTGATATGTAATCTCTGCACGACTACGACCAATAGCTTTATGCGGCATTAAAATAGCTGACAACGAAGCATAAGGAACATGATTAAAGTATTCGTTGACTAAAACTACATTGCCGCTAATCATTATATGCCTACGCTCTGCAATGCCATCTCCATCAAAATCAATCTTAATGTATAAATCTGACACTTCAACGTATTCACTAGCCCATTCAGATATAGTGCTTTCTTTATATGCACCACCTTGATCTTGATTTCTGACGCTAGCCATATTGCTTTCTTGCACAGCTTTATCACTAACAGTAGGTAACTGACCAACCAATTCTTTATCAAATCCATCAGCTAACAATTCAGAGCGAGTTTTACGGACTCTATCACCAACCATTTCAGCTTCTTCTAAGCTCGTAGCGTTACGAGTTATCAAAAAGCTTTCAGGCGGTATATTAATAATACAAACTTTTTTCTTTTCAGTGGTTACACGAAATTTAATATCAAACGTTTGCTCTACTTCGTTTTCAGTTTGCTCTGCAATATCTACTTTAACCTTATCAATAGTAGAGCCAGCCAAACTATCACGAATAGCCATTAATTCATTAGAGTCAACATCTTCATACTCTACGACTTCAACATCTTTCTGCTCTTCAATAAAGTATTTAACTACGCCATTCTTTTGAATCTCTGCATCTTTAAGCCAGTTATGAACAATTTGAAAGCTTTCTGGTTGATTGCGCACAATCCAGTTAACGTACTTTGTTTTTTCTTCAGCTTCTTTTATCTCAACTTCGTTTTCAGTGTTAGGAGTAAAAGAGATTATATCGCCTGAACCTAAAAAGATTCTAGCTAGTGATGGCATATCAGCTTCAACTACATCTGCTATGTCTGTAGAAACTACACTTGATTGATTTGGTACTGGTGCAAAGTCTCCTGTCTTATCACCTAGATAGGCCCCAAGAAACTTTGTATTGTCGCGCATTAAGTCACCGCTAAATATTGCGGCTTGTCGCTCTGCTTCACTAACTAAACTTAATAGCTCGTGTTCGGTCATTGTTGCCATTAGTGAACCTTTGAATTTGTTTTACTTATTATAGCTTGTTTGCATAATCGTTTAAATGTGCGATAATCGAATACTGAATAGGCGTATTATACGGGTATGTAATGATAAAACACAGAGCAACAAGAATATTAACAGGTAAAGGCTGGACGGTTGAGCAAGCTTGTAGTAGGTGGGGCATGAGAATTGCCACTTACAACGCAAGATGTAACAACCCTTCGTTAGTTCAGCAATTAGAAGATATGTGTAACGGTTTAGAGGATAGATTCAATGAAAAAACTTAGAGATTTTAAATGCTCTGAAACTGGCATTGTATTCGAGCGCATGGTAGAAGATGACAAATTAATGGTTGAGTGTAAGTGTAAAGGACTGGCTAATCGCACGTTGTCAGCCCCTAAATGCTTTCAAAACACAACGGGGAGATCTCCTTCATCACGTTAAACCACGTTGGACCTGCCATAGTTTAATTTCTTTCTGGCTTTCTTTAGTGGTGGCGTAAACATTGCCATCATTATTGAGTCAGCCATACCAGGCGAATCTATTCCTTGCTTCTTCATTTCTTGCTTGTTCATTATTTGCTGTAGTCCGTTACTATTGTTCTTTCTTGGTATACGACAAAGCTCGCTCCTCAGAGCTGGTATGCTTTCTATTCCGTCACTGTTAAAGCTTATCATTTCTTCAGGATCAACATACTCACCTTTAACAACGCATCGGTAAGTGTTGTAACATCTATCAGCTAAAGCAATATAGTATTGAGCGCGGTTATTCTTAAATACTTCAGCGTTCGTTAGTTGATTGTTTTTTTCACCGTAATCTTTCTGGTAAAGCCTTTCAGCATTATCTTGTCCTTTACCTGACAGTGAACCCTTGAACATTTGATATTTAGTATTAGTTGAGTCTAGGCTGTTAGATACTTGCCGCTTAAGCCCTGCACCCATTCCGTCACCATCCCATATAAACCAATCAGCTTTATGTTCTCTTGCTAAGTTAGTGGCCCAATCACAACCAACATCAATCTCACCTGAATTCTTTTCATAGATATGTTGAACAATAGAACCATGCCGCATTGCATAACCTTTATTATCCTTACCTGTATCGCTTGGAT